AAAACTATAGAAATTTGCTTCAGATAATGGTTGACAAATGTTAGTTATTGTGTTATAATAATTAAGTTCTGCCGAGGCAGGTTGGTATGTGCTACATAATTTTAATGCCAAGAGACTTAAGTTCGATCTCTGTCCATATAAAGAATACACAGTCATTGTCTAACGCAAATTCAGAGGCAGCATTCCATTTAGACATATTCTTTGCATACGTCATTGATTCTCGTATATATTTTTTAGTACGTCTTACCCCTTTTTTGGGTGGTTTAGTTTCTTTGTTTGGTTTAATTTCTATTAGATACTTCTTTCCTTTCGTGGTCTCGAACCAAAGATCGACAAAATATCTATGCCTGCGCCGGTCGGTAGCACATGTATAAGGAATTACCACTTCTTCTGAATTCCAAAACTTAATGTCTGGATTCATATCCAACCATTTGAACGCAGCATTCTCCCAAGTTGATCGGTATACTATCTTGTTCCAGTCACCCTTATATTTATTTTTATTAATAGGTACAAACTTTCCGCTATAAGCCATATATAAATAAACACATACAAAAAAGTTATTTATAAGGTAACCACCTCATGGCAGAAACCACAATACACAGATTTCCTTCGGACTTAGGAAAGATTCATCCCTTTATTAAGTTCAAGATTATCGATGCAGATAAGGTAGAAGAAATAAACTTTCACATGCCTATAGGTATTGCATTTGCAGATGGCGCTGGTTATGGTACAATGAATCTTGGCGCAATAGGTAGTGCTGTGCTTGCAGGTGGCGGTATTGGAGATTTTGCCAAGGCAACTGGTAGTGCAATTTCTGGCGCAATGAGAAATCTAAAACAATCCTCGGGTGGTAATTGGGGATCTGCCATTGCGGCAACTGTTCTTGCTAATGTGGTCCCTGGCGCTTCATTTTCTTCTGCAAGAGAAGTTTTCTCCTTTGCTAACAAAAAGGTAATGAATTCTTATACCAATGTTACATTTACAGGCATCACACCTAGATCTTATTCTTTTGCATTTAAATTGATTGCAGTTAATGCAGACGAATCAAAAGTGATTACCTCTATTATTAATGCGTTTAGACGTAATATGTACCCGAAAGAACAAGACGCTTTTATACTTAAATATCCTTCTAAGTTCGAAATATCATTCTTCAACGGCGAAGACGAAATGGAACACATTTCGAAAATTTATGAAACCTACATGACTTCTATGAATGTTTCATATAATCCAACGTCTAGTGTGTTCTTCGAAAATGGTGAGCCAAGCGAAGTTGATGTTGCAATTTCATTTCAAGAGACTAGATCATTATCACAAAAAGACATTGATAATCTTGAAAAATATAAGGTTCGTTCTTATGGCGCTAAAAGGAGTTAAATAATGTCATTTTTTAAACCATTTCCATACACCAAATATGAATTCGGTACCGATAGTGTTAAGACTAACATCAAGGACATTTTCCGATATATACATGTTCGTGAAAATATAATCGATGATGCCAATGGTTACAAATATTATCAGATACACGATGGCGAGAGACCTGATGTTGTATCATATAAGTTATATGGAACTCCTGACTATTACTGGACTTTCTTTATCGTTAATGACACGCTACATGGAGGATTGTCTGGTTGGCCATTGTCTTCACAGGAATTTGAAAAATATATGGATGAAGAGTATGCCGGTGTTGTGATAAGCGCTTTGCCTACAATACAAAGAAATTCCGATCAATTGATTACTAACTATCTGGATAGTGTGGCAGGTCGTTTCACCATTGGAGAAACAATAACGGGTAGTTTGTCTGGCGCTACAGGAAAAATCGTGGCCAAGAACTCTCGATATAATCATATCACATTAGAGAACGTCACAGGGTCATTTAAACCTGGGGGAGCAACAGGGGATCCTGAGAACGTACAAGGGGAAACTTCATTAGATTTTATATCGTCATGGCAGGTATTCCAACGAAAGATTGCTCCAAAATATTACACCGATGCTAATGGTCTTATTACTGACAATAGTTTATTCATCCCTGGCGGTGCTGGGAATAATACCTTAACCTATGTCAGTAATAGAGAATGGGAAACTGAATTGAATGATAAACGATCTGCAATAAGAGCAATCCGTCCTGAATTAATTCAAGATTTTGCTTTAAAATTCAAAAGGTTGTTAAATGGGTCAGTCTAATATATCGGCTACATCGTATCAATTTAAGAAGATAGAACTTACCAACCATGCCGGTATTACCTGGGATATAGGCGACTTGATTCAGAGCGTGGAAATTGTGGAAAGTGTATACACATCGACGCTAACGTATGAATTCTCTATAGTTGATGCCGCGGATTTTTTCAATCTAGTTAAGATATCTGGAAACGAAAAGATCAATTTTGTATTGGCAAAACATAATGGAGAAGAACTTGAGATTTTCGAAAAGGAGTGCTATGTCGTTGATATACCATTGTATTCTCGCCAAGGTAACAATACTCAGATATATAAATTATCATGCATATCAAAACATGGATATCTCGCAAGTATAGTAAGAGTATCAAAAAAGATAAACGGATCTGTTGTAAGTATTATTAAAAATCTAATAGAAGGAGATTTAGATACGCCGGTCGCAAACGTCAGTTTAACGTCTGCCGGTAATATCAAGGGTATTATTCCTAACATGAACATAAACGAAGCAATCGACACATTGCTTGAGCGTGCATACGATGAATTGGGCTATAAGTTTTTTGTTTATGAAACATTGTTTGATGGCATTAGAATAGAATCATTTAAACCGATGCTTGAACGAAAGGTACGAGGCGTGTATAAAAAGAACGCACTTAAAAACAAAGAAGCAAGTAATGACAATGCTGGTGACCCACATGCTGCCGCAGGGTTTAATGAAGACAAATATAATATTATTGACTTGTCGTCCGAATTGGGATTCTCTAAGTTGGCAGCACAGAATAATGGTGTGTATTCGTCCAATACTCTTGAAGTCGATACATCGAAGAAAACTTATAAAAATCACTTATTCAAATACAACAACAAAAACATTATCAATACCCAGTCTCTTTATTCCTCGGGTATAAAGTTCAAGAATCTCGAACTCTCGGAGTTTGGTGATACATATTTTAGTATTATCAACAAGAGCTCATTATTGTTTGATAATGAACAAAATTATAATTCAACCATAGCTCCTATGTTTGGTATAACCAATTCAATAGAGGAGAATATACAGGCAATGGTTCATAGCATGACCGTCCCTGGCAATCCCGAGCTAAGTAGCGGTTCTATTGTTGATATTCTATTACCGAAACCTATCGACCCCGCGCTCGATGATCTAAGCGCTATTGATGCCGAACATAACATTGATCGGTTTATGTCAGGTAAATACTTGGTAATAAACAACGTTCATTCTTTCGAAAAGGGCGTGTATAAATGTATAGTAAGAATAGTTAGAGACAGTACAGACGTAAGTTTAAATGAAAATGTACCGAGTAAAACATAATGAATAATTTTATGTGGTTTTCAGGTGTAATTGAAGACATACAAGACCCGAGCATGTTAAATAGAGTTCGTGCAAGGTGTTTTGGTTTTCACACCGACGACAAAACATTAATACCCACCAAGGATTTACCATGGGCAACTGTTATGATGCCCTGTACCTCGTCTGGAATGTCCGGCCTTGGAGCATCCCCTCATGGATTATATGCAGGTAGTTGGGTGTTTGGGTTTTTCAAAGATGGAGATTCGCACCAAGACCCAGTTATTATAGGAACAATGATGGCGTTACAGGGCGGAATGCCCGACACATCGAAAGGATTCTCGGATGTGACAGGTAATTATCCCAAGAGCGATTATTTAAATAGAAGTGACGTTAATAAACTTGCTACCGGCACGGATACAATATCATACACACCCGATTCTATAATAAATGAGCCCGCTTCACCCTATGCTGCTGTATATCCAAACAATAAAGTAATTGAGAGTCCTGCAGGCCATATCATAGAAATGGATGATACTCCTAGTGCTGAACGTATAAGAATAAAGCACAAAAGCGGCACACTCGTTGAAATACACCCCAACGGAGATATGGTCACCCGAAATGGAAACAAATGGTCTGTAACCACGGGCAATGACAAGGTGCATATCACGGGTGCAATGCAAGTCAATATTGATTCTGATGCTAACATAACTGTCGGGGGAAGTACTATATTAACGTGTGCCTCCACCACGATTACAGGCAACTTGAGTGTTGGTGGAAGCATCATTGCAGGTACATCGATCACGGCAGGTACTGCAATCTCCGCTGGGTCAACCATATCTGCTGTAGGTGGTATAACAGGAGCAACTATAGATTCATCTAATGTCTCTCTTGACACCCATTCACATGAATAAAACAAATACTGATATTCTTTCATAGATAGGGTATAAATAAACATATGTCTACAGAAATATTAAGCGACAAGAGTATACTCGGCGAAAAATCCCGTATCGTATCACGATCAAAGGGTTATTCCGATCTAGACTTAAGTCTGAAACAGAATCCGGCCCATGGTGATATACTCCCATTGTTGGATTTAGACGCGGTTAAACAATCAGTAAAGAATTTGATATTAACCTCAAAGCAAGAACGATTGTTTCAGCCATGGTTAGGTTCGGGTGTTCGTGATCTCTTATTTGAACCTGCAGACAACGTAACTATAGGTTCTATAAAACAAGAAATGATGAGAGTACTCACAAAATACGAACCTCGAGTAAGCGTTAACTATATACAGATAACAAATCAAGAAGAAAATAATTCACTGTTTGTTTCTCTCAATTTCTCAGTTGTTAACCTAGAAGAAGACGTTAGCATAGACTTTTATTTGGACAGGGTAAGATAAATGGCAACACAATTAAACGCCACAGAATTAGATTTTGACAAGATACGCACCAACTTAAAATCGTATCTAGAGAGTCAATCAAAGTTTAACGACTATAACTTTGATGGTTCGGGCATGAGTATCTTTTTAGATCTACTTG